TTTTTTTGCAAGGAATGTACTATCTTCGAAAGTAAACCAATTTCTGATCAATGGAAGTGTGTGGAAAGGTCAACGGTAGAGCTGTCGGATATGGTTATATCCCTCGGCTCACGAATTGAGAATTACACTAAAGGTTCCGAGTCTACGCTCTCTCTCAAATTTTAGTTTGGTTACTAAATGTATCTTTAAATTCGAATGGACTCCTACTCTAACAAATCTGTTAGGTAAAGAAGATGGATCAAATGTTCCAACCTCTTGAAGTGCTTTCTTCGAAAGAAGTCTCTTTATGCAACCTCACCATAATTTTTGATAACAGTCGTAATCTCATCCTCTTAGGTAAGATCTTACATCGCTACCCACGTATCACAGACCACTTCTGGGACCAATATATGACGCCAAATGTAACAAAGACTTAACCCACCCAAGACCTTCAAGGGTTTTACCGGGTTTATACCATAGAGCAGAAACCAAATGGATAAGACTTAGAGAAGTTATGAAAGGTCTTTCGATCCCTCTCACTCTCCTTTTCGATCTCAAACGGATTTCTTTTCTTGGTAACATACGGAAGTAAAGAGGAAAACGCTTCGTCCACAGCTCAAATAAAATGCTGGGAAGGAAAGCAGGATTTCTTATACACAACAGTACGTTCTTTGCACCTAAGGGTGATATATTGACACCATTTATTGTTCATAATTGTTTTGCAAACTCCAAGATTCCTCCATCAAATCCTTTAATAGGGTTAACTTCGACACCTAGATATGCCAAGATATCCCTGTAATGATTTGAGATCTTTCGACCAGCGATTGCTACATCATCACCTAATACTGCATAAGTAACAGTTGGTGAGAACGCACGTCTCTTTGCTATGTGAACAATAACATGATTTGTTAAAGCCAACATTGCAAAGGAAGAATAAGCACCCATCGGTTGACCAACTTCATATTTAATTGGCCCAACCTTTGAGTTCCATTCACGTTCAAGAACAGATTTTCATAAGTCACCAGGGTATCCCAGTTGGTTAAGTATCTGCACTTGAAGATCTACTGGTAGTCGATCTGTAGCGGCCGACAGGTCCAAACTTTGTACTAGATCATTCTTCTTTGCTTTCCTTAGATCTTGAATATTCAAGGTCTCTAAGAGATGTAATATAGGACCAAATTGGTCCCTAGTTCCATCCTCAGGTAACTAACTTATTAAGTTCCTGGTAGATCGCATCATGAAGAGGTCTAAATAGAATTTGTGTTCAAAAGTCCGTAATACCTATAAGGCGCCTTTTACCTCTTGCTTCTTTGAGAACGGCTATATGACCAAGTAATGGTTGTAAGTTGATCCATAGACATAAGAAGACTAAAGGCAAAATTAGGAAGGAGAATGACACGAACTGTAATATCGTTACATAGTAACCACACTTTCAGCATATCTTGATATAGTCAAAATACTTTTTCGGTCTCATAATTCATCCAATCAAATCCAGGCCAATTCCAAGAGTACTTACGGGTAAGTTAGGA